TCATAGAACTTCACATAGGCTTGAAGTCCCAGTTGCACACCACGTTCATGTTGCTCTTGAGTTCGACGTTTGGGTTCGCAAAGATGCACTTCCAAGCTGCGTTCTCGCTGGAAGTGTTTGTCACAGTAGCGACATGTAAATGTCAGAGTTTCTGTAATTTCCATGCCAAGGCTTGGTAATGTTGAATGTTCATGGTTCACCGTGTTTGCGAATATGCTCATCAATTTCTTTTTTTGTTGTAATTCGAGCCAACAAATCCAATTCATCGCTCTTGTACGTGGGATAGAATTCTGCCAGCTGTTTGCGTATAGCAGAATCTGATCCCTGCTTCTTCTTGGGTGAAATCCATTTGTGCCGATGCGTGCCTAGATCTGGACTCACAGCAGTGGCGCACAACCATTGCAATTTGGGATGACGATTGATGGCAAAAAAGTTTTTGTTGAGATAGTGATTACAACTCTGCAGATAGTATTCTTGTATCTCTTTTGATCCTTCTACAGAACTGCTCCAGCGAATCATGAGGTAGTTGGAAAACTTCTTACGCTCTTCGTCAGTTAGTTCTTCATAGAAACGGCGATTCTTTGTGTCCAATTGCCGCATTTCATTCTGTATTGTGAGTTTATCCACGTCGTAGTTTCTGTTGTACTTCGTCAATGTAATTTTTGAGTCTGCCAATTTCTCTATGCAATCTCAGTATTTCCCCATGCTGTATATTAACACGTTCCTCTAGCAGTTTGTACTGATCTTGGCTGTGTTGAGTGACTTTCTTCATCGTTTCACTGACGCCGCCACGAACTTCTGGGCTGGTTGAGACAGTGCTGCGTGGTTGGGTGTATTGTGTGTTCATTCAGACTCCTATTATAGGGTACTTACCAGGCTTTGCGATAATCAACTATCTCACAGTTACGTGATATGTCTTTGACAAAGTACACACATTGAGGTTTTTCGCCGGTGGATATAGGCACTGTGAGCATTTGACCATTTTTAAGTTTGGGTGCATACCAAGTGACTTCATGATATACGTCAAGGATTTCTATGTCAGGGAAGCTGGGCCGAAAACTGCTGAGTGGGTTGAACTCAAAGGCCTTGAATCCACGATCATTGATTGATGTCAGTGGCAGCATTTCTAAATCACCCAAGTCAGGTTCTCCAATCAGTATTTGCCAATCTACTGGCATGCGCACAGAATGCTCACCTATGCGAAGAACCAATGCCGGGGCCACAAAGCTCTCTAAGAATATCAAAGGAATATAGTGATAGTCAGTATTGGCTGGATCACTATTGTCTAAAATAGAAAAACGCATGTCATCAACTTCGTCGGGTAGATGATCTAGATCATACGGAGTATTGTCAAGTGTTAGTATTTTCATTCTATTATTATAACAGATCTTTATGTAGGTTCGCAACCATGCAAGTTTAATAGTTCTGCATACTCAGGAAAAGTCTTGGAAAAGCTTTCCTGCCTGTGCTGATCTAAGAACTTTGTCCACTGTTGAAATTCCACCCAACGTTGATTGTCCCCGGGCTGTTCCAGTGCATTGGCAATGGGAGATAAATCATGTCTTGTGTATTGTCTAAGACGTTGGGCTATTTGCTTGCCCACAGCATCAGGTATGTTTGCAATGTCAAAGTGTTCGGGATACCAGGCTTTGATTAAAAACGGCGTGAGTTGATAGTGACTGTACAAATTGTCAATGAGTTCATCTAGATAAAAAACATTCATGCTGGTTACAGTGATAACCGGCAGCAAGCTCATGTTTATAGGACCTGAGTCTCGTAAATTTACAAACCAATCAATGTTTTCACACACTGTGTCCCAACGTGCGGGATGTCTTAGATATTCAAATTTCTCCGCCCAACCGTCAATGCTGAGATTCAAATTAAAATGATTGAAGTGACTCAAGGTGTCCACCAACTCCGGAGATATCCGGTTGGTGATGTTTGTGCTGATGTTGATGTTGATGTTTTTTGCTAGATTCTTTTCAACTAACCGTGCCAGTAAATTTGGCAACTGTGGGTCAAGCAACGGCTCGCCACCGTAGAACTCAATGCGTTTTAAGTTGTCGGCTATTTTGATTATTTCATCAACTTGAATGTCACTCAGCGGAGGTATCTTTCCGGACCCTCGCAGCATTGGATTGCTTTTGGGATTGTATATCTTTTGATATTTTTCACCTTCGGATCGCATGGTCACACTGTCTTGGCTGTTGCAACTACGACATCTAAGATTGCAAAGATTGCTGACTTTGATTACCAATTGCATTGGCCCACGCTGATAGTTTTCAGGCTTGATCACATGCACAGGAGTTAGTTTGCTTTCTAATATCTCTGTAGTGGTGCCCTGAGGATCACTAGCAGGATCATACAGCATTGTACGTTCGCTTTTCATGCCCACAGATTCTTCTGCCCAACATCTCTGGCAGACTTCGTGTCGCTGATCGTCAAGCATGTGCTGCCGAAACTCATCAAGAACTGTGCTATTCCACACTTCGGCTATGCTTTTATCAGGAAACTGCCAGGTACTACCGCCCAACGCCGGACAAGGGCTCACGTTCATTGCAGGATCAACGGTGATGTAACTAAAAGGTGCCAGGCAAAGATTTTTTGGTAACATGCGCTAAATCCATTCCAGACGTTCTTGCGTAAATGGATAGTTGGCATCTTTGTAAAATGTCTTGCGTTTGGTAAGATGACGTTTGGCAAATCTGCAGGTGCTGGTGATATCCCAGATTTGAACATGGTCTTTGTCTTGGGCTTTGCGGATGCCGCGACCTATGCTCTGAATAACTCGAACAAAGCTCTTGCCAGGCTCAACAAGAACAAGATTAAAAATACGGGGAATATTAATGCCAACAGCGGCCACGCCATAGGTTGCAACGATAATTTTGTCTGTTGCCTCTGCCACTTGGTCATATTCATCCTGTCGGTCTTTTGCTTTGGTTGCACCTGACACAAACACAGCACGGTCGCCCAATCGTTGAACCAGTGCCTGCCCAGCTGCCACACGATCCACCAGCACCAGAGTATTGCCGGTTGTATTGACTTGTTGAATCAGTCGAGTCATGGCATCTAATCTGCCCGGCTCTTCCAACAAGTATTTAAGCTCGCTTTGATAGTTGGTGTGTTCTTGATGATCAACCAATTGCACTATGTTGACATGGCACTGCGCCAGCACACCGCGGTCTTGTAGCTCACTTGCTGCCAGACGACTGATCACTGGACCAAGACTCACCAACAGGGCCTGACTTTCAAACAGTTCTTTGGGAATAGTTCCAGTGAGTCCCCAGCGCAAGGGTATGTGTGCGAATACTCCAGTCAATAGGGTTTTTAGTGCATCGGCTTTGGCCATGTGTACCTCATCAACAATCACACACACCACTCCCTCAATGAACTCACCAATGGTGATGTCAGCTTCGCCTGACTTTGTGTTCTTCAGCAAATTGTTGAGACTTTGCCAGGTACATATGGTGTGTTGACGGCCAAATTCTTTGCGGTCACCAAAGTACACACCCACATCCAGGCCCATGTTGACATAGTCCTTTTCAGTCTGAGTCACAAGACTCTTGTTGGGTACAATCACAATACTGCGACCATATGCCGTGACAGCATCGCTCAATGCGGCTGTCATAATTGTTTTGCCTGCGCCAGTGGCAACTTCTTGTAGGCACTGTGGATTCGACAAAAAGTCATTGACTACCTGCACCTGATAGTCACGCAGTTCCATGCACTGTCCAGCCTGCGGATGCCCAACAGGCCATTTGATGTGTTGATAGGAATCTTTATTGACAGGAGCGAAATCAAATGTAGTTTTATACTCGCGTTGATCGTCAAGCTCGATGTCATAATGATATTCTTCCAGCACAGGGATGATGTCAGGCAACAGATTCAAATAGGTACTGCCGCCAAGTTGGAAGTAGGCCACTTTACCGTCCCAACGTCCCAGTCTCACCGCTGGCAAGTAACGTGCATAAGGAACATCGTATTTGAATTTATTGACCAGTGCGCGACGAACGTCAAGCTCAAGCCCTTCAATCTTCACATTTACTTCATCACGTATTATTAATCGGGCTTGAGGCACATTTTTTTCCGTAAAAATTCTGCAAATATTTTTTGACTTTTCAATGCAGGGTGTTTGTCATAAACACTATGAGTGTCAACTTTTAACTGGTCAAGGGACTCATACAAGTTCAACCAAATGTTAGGACACACTCCGCCAGCCTGTTGATAGTGTTGGTGTATATGGTGATACAGATCAATGATTTCAACGTCATCTCTTAGATCAGACTGCAACAGTGTTTTGGTGTAGTGATCCAATTGCGGCACAGTGATGTTGGCATCGTATTCAAAATAGTTGTTGCTCCATGGCAACAAAGAATTCACAAAGCTAATTTTGGCGCCGGCAA